GGTCTGAATCCTGATGCGATTGGACAGATCCCACAGGGAGTCAACCATTGCGGGGTCGTCCTCATCAAATGCACGCATCTTCTTTACGGTCGATACCGTCTCTTTCATATGCACCGCAAGAGCGCGATTGACAATCGTTCCTTCGTCAGAGTCGGCGCTGAAGTACAAGCACTCGACTCCGCTGGTTATGGCGTACCAAAGAGCAGCAAGAGTTTTTCCTCGACCAGGCTGTCCCGCTAAAACATGCAGTTGCCCACGCCTAAAGCGGATACCCGCTTCGTGGACAAGAGGTAGGAACGGAGGCAGTTCTTCTCCTGCCTCCGACCCACCGACAACAACCTGAAGGAGACTTCTCACGACGCGACGGGCAACTTCGGAAGATCGGAAGTGTCGTACTTGTCAACCGGCCATTGCTTCCATGCGTTCTTGGCAGCGTCACCACGGATCTTGCCGCTGGCAACATCAGGAGTGACCCATTGCGAATACATGTTTCCCGACTGTTGAGCGCGAGACCACTTCAAGACTGCTTTGTCACCGGCATCGGTGAGCGGAGCGTTCGAGCGGTCGTAAACGAACCAAGTGTTATCAAACTTTTTTTCAACGCGACCGTCGTATGCAGTCCCGCCGTTCTGGTCACCGGCATCGCTGGCAACGACACCTGCATCCTTGAGGTTCTGTGTCGCCTGCTCAACGGTCACCGGAGCCTGACCTTCGATGCGCTCCTTGATCCGAAGAAGAGATTCGTATGACGCAAGAAACTCCTCTTCGGTATCACCACGAGCGGTGAGTAGGTCGTTACCACGACCGACCTTCGTTGTGTACGAGAACAATCTTTCGTTCGCGCTCATTTCATTCCTTTCATTTGGAGGGGGTACTTATCTGACAAAAATCCGTTGGCGGCTTGGCAGTAGTCCTTCACCGAGCACCAGCCGCAATGCATATCAACGTTCGGAGCGAAGAGACCGAGAGACATTTGAGCGTGCGTAGTGGAGAACCATCCATCGAAGAAGTCCTCATCCCAATGGGATAGGTCGATCCGGTCTGCGATCTCACCCTTGCGCGTCATGTAGTACGCGCCTCGGTCGATCTGTAGTCCGGTCGTTCGCTTAATCCCCGCTCGATACAGGGCTAGTTGCAGCGCAGAGTGCGGAGTGTTCCGTCCGGTCTTGAAATCCACGATCCACAACTGCTCGTGCTGATCCTCAAAGATCCCGTCCACAAACATCTTGATTGGAACGCCACCAAAGTTCGTCTCGACGCCCCACTCAATGCCAGGTCGGTCGTCCGGCATGGTGACTATCGACCAGCCCGAGTCCTGGTACCACTTGACGTAATCCTCGACCTGCCGCAAGCCCTCACCTAGCCAGAAGTCCACATCCTCACCATCGGGTAGAGCCTTGGTCTTACGACCACCTACCTTGAAGTCGCTGACCGCGTAACCGCTATCGGTCTCAGCCTTGGCTAGTTCGGAGCGGAACTCTCCGCTCCACATCTCACTCAACTGCGTCATCGAGCACTCCGTTGTCGATAGCGGTGGGTAGGCAAACTTGAGATCCGCACATCACGCAGAGCACAAACTCAGGCTGTCTTGTGAGGTACCAGGCGATGTGTCCGTTGTCGTCGAACTTGACATGGGTAGAGAAGGTGTCGCCGCCGCAGGAGAGACAGACCCTTGAGGGCATGCCGCTGGTGTTAAGAGACTCAATCACCCTGCATTCCTTCCAGGTAAAAACCTTTGTTCAGTTGCTCGATGACCGAATGGACAGCCGATCCCGCGCAGAGGTACACGGCTGGTTTGCGATCCACCTGCATACGTTTTTCTAAATACCACTGATGCTGGCATCGGAGCCAGGTCGTGACTTGACTGTGCGAGAGGTGTGCTGGCCCGTCTGTCATGCGCTTGCTGGCTCCACTCGAATGTAATCCCAATCCTTCGTGTCAAGACTCTTCTCGTCGGTCATCGTGTAGTTACCCTCGCTGGTCATGTCCGTGTACCCCATTTTCTTGAGGAGTTGAAGGCTTTCGTCAATGACTGTTGGCTCTGTCCACCACGGGTAAACCAGCAGGCAATGACTTTCATCTTCGGCTATGTAGGTGATCGGCTCTGGGCCGATAGCGTTCATGTGCGGCTCCCTTACTGTCGTCCTATGTCACCTCGAACTTGGTTTCGTGCCGCGTTATTAGGAGCGTCGCCACCGCTTCGACTTAGGGCAGGCTGTCCTAAATCATCGTGCATAGATATGTTACCGGTCAGTAACCTAATCCACAAGACACCCTGAGCAACTCGGCGTGTCGCAAAAGACTAATACAACTCATGCACTTACTGTACGTCTGCCGAAAGGTGGGGGCGAAACCTCAAATGACGATAGACGGCAGCAGCCGGATCGGGGTTTGCTTCCCTGTCCTACCGCGACTTTGATCGTGGGGGGTAGGGGGGGCATTTCCTAAAATCTGATTCCGGCAAGGAGCGGCGACATCAGGAGCCGCGACAGGCGGCTAGGTTTTTACTGCTTCGGCTGCTGGTTCGGGAATCCGAACCAAACCATCCTTGTCCCTGCGTGCTACATAGTGGAACCCAGCGACACTAGCGATGTCGTAATGCACGCATAGGTTCTTCTCTTCGAGTTCAGCAACCCACCGCTCGTACCTGCCCTTGGCTTTCTCATCAACGGGTAGGTCTTTGTTGAGCCGCGCTCCGATGCGAAGCATCTGCAATTGGTAGGCGGTGTTGTGGTCTACCGAGATCCGACCCCACGGAATGAAATCGTCGTAGCGAACTCGGTCGGTAAGACCCATTCGGGAAAGTCCAGAACTCACGGTGGACAGAGACACAATCTCGCCGGTTTCCTCGGCGATCCTTTCCACTATCTGCTGGTGCGTGAGTCCCTCATCAAGCATCTTTTCTAGTTCATTTTTTGGTGGCAACTTGCGGTACTGACCCATTACCCATCACCATTATCTTTCCAGAAGTGCCGCCCATTTCGTGCTAGGCGTATGTACGCACCACTCACAACGATCACCCTTTCTATTACCCTGCGAATAACCCGCATGGACACTACCAAATACACATCATGCACGAAAGACATATAAATACAAAACCCAGACACCCCGCGTTCCCCATAGTGGAACTGTGGATAACCATGTGACGCACTAGCCTGCAAGGGGGGGAAATCACCCTGCGTTATCCACAACCTGCAATCATGTTGCAATTAGGGTGACGACAGGTTTAGAATGAGGGACATGATACCTACACTTATGGAAGCGAAGAGAGACTTCGTAGAATGGCGGTACTCCCAGGGGTACTCGCCGAAGACAGTCGAGAATGATACCTCCGCGATCAAGCATCTTGCAACGGTGGTCGGGTGGAACCTACCTGTGTCGGAAATCCACGGCGGTCACATCCAAGAGGTGCTGGACGCTCGCAGGATCTCTCCGTCTACGGCAAATCTCAGACGAGCCTGCTTCAGCAAATTCTTCAAGTATTGCCGAGCGATGAGGTATGTGAATCCCGACTTCGATCCGCTCATCAACACCAGGAAAAGACCTACCCCGAAAAAGGAGCGGAGACGGGTCCATCCGAGCGACGTAAACACCCTCATAAACGGCTCTGAGAGCCAGATAGAGAGGATAATCCTGGCCCTCGGAATGAATCTCCTGCTCAGGATTTCCGAGGTCTTAGACCTCCGCGTAGGGGATGTGGATTTATCATCCAAAAGGGTGAATGTGAGGATCTTCAAGACCGGCGACATCGACTCCATGCCCATGATGTTCGAGTTGGAACAGGAACTCAGACGGCACCTGATCTGGCTGACCACCCAGGTCGGCGAACTCAAGCCCGACTACCATCTTGTTCCCGGCACCAACGGGCACGGTAAGTTTGTGCCAAGCAAGGCAGCGAGGCGACCAGCAGACATAATTAAGAAAGGGCTTACCCGCATAGGTTGGGAAGATGTGCGCGGTGAGGGTGGACACACCCTGCGCCGCACAGGTGCGCGTCTCCTACTGATGCGCTTAGAGGACGAGGGAATAGATAGAGCAATGCGGATCGTTCAATACCTACTGCACCACAAAAACATGGCACAGACCGAGCACTACCTCGGGATCACCGTAGACCGGCAGTATCGAGACAGAGTGCTCACGGGAATGCGCTTCTACTCTGAGGATGAGAACGTCATTCCCCTTCGGAAAGCGGAGTAGCAGATGGCAAAGATCACCAGTCTGGCGTGTGACAAATGCGGGATTCACGAAGATGACATACCAATAAAAGAATGGTCTGTCCGACGCGGATCAACTCACTACCTCGGAGAACTGTGCGACGACTGTTTCGCCAAACTCGTACAACAGTTCAAGCCGAGCACCAGAGGTGGTGGACGACACGTTGTTGCCGAGACCAAACTGGAAGACATCCAGAAAAAGGCATAAAAAAAGAAGGGACGCGCAATGCGTCCCCCTCTTTTTACCAAATCGTCAGGCTTAACAATCCCAACGTTTGTTCATCCAACTCCCCATGTGCGGTCATTCCATTTGCCTGCTGAAGACCACGCAGGACTTCCATCAATCCACGGTCAAGGCAGTTATCACCTGGAACGTTTAATCGCTCTCGAACCTTGACCACAATGGGTGATCGCTCGTTCTCCACGACATAGGGGATCATTGAAATCACACTACCTCCACATCAACAGTTTGTAGTTGTATCGTCACCATCCCCCCAAACCCGTTGACGTAAGAAGGTGGTGAAGTTTGCTCGAACTGAACGGCACGAATCACGCAGATGCGTTCTTCATTAGTCGAGAAGTCTTGAAACAAACAAGCGCCGCCACTTTGTTCCAACTTCTCTAGCGCCTGAAGTCGTACCCACGGGTCACTCGTTCTAATGACTCCGTTGGAATCCTGCTCCTCGTTGTAGGCTAACAGCGGAATTGTGATGGTGCGGGAACGAAGCGGGGCCGGAAGCGCCCTGAACTGCCACTCCTCCAAGACTGGTCCCTTTGTGGTGTCGCTGGAATCACGAGTCAAAGTCACACGAACCTCGAACTCCGTATCCGGCACGAGATCCGCTGAAACAGGGATGTTCAGAACCGTGCCCAACGGCACGCTGCCGATATCTGCGGCCTCACCAGCAGGGTTCACCACGCGCACACCCAGCGTTCCAGTCTCGCTTTTGCTGCGGATTGAGAAGGAGACAGGCTGCTTGTACTCAGTAGTACCGAACCGGACAAAGCCAGAGTCAAGGACTCCAACAGGAGCCTTCACCGTAGCCGACTCCACATAAACATTCGTGCTTGTGCAGACAAGCGCACGACCCGTCGTTCCTACGAACGCAACTGACTGGGGTGTTCCGTTGGCTACCGAGATGTCTGAAGCGTAGGCGTAGAAGGTACCCACCTGCTCCCCGAGATCTATTCGCCACAGACCTCGCTCACCTAGACGCTCAAGGCTTCGAGTCGCATAGACGTACTCACCATCGAAGGCAAGATCTTGAATGTCATCCTCAACGGATAGGGGACCGTAGACAAAACCAGTACCGGATTGGGATTCAGCAGCAACACGAATACCACGGTTAGTGGCAGCGACGACGAAAGTATTCAGGTAAGACTTGATGGTGCGGAGCACTTCACCCGTGGGAAACTCAGCGGTATTGATCGGCTCAAGCATTCCACCCGAGCCAGTAGCAGACGTATCAATCGTAAAGGACAAGACCTTCGCCTGGACACCAATGTTCATCGCAACCAAGATCGCCGATGTGGTTTCCGTAACAGCGACAAAATCTAGTTCCGTTGTCGCGTACTCGTATCGTGAATCTCCGGTCGTCGTGTTCAAATCAATCGCCGCCGGGGGAGAGGCAGGGTTCCTACCTAACTCGAACACACGCATCGGCAATGCGTCAGTTATTTGACACCCAACAATGATGCGGTCTTTGACGTATCCAAGAGCCTGGACAGTCCACGCACCTCCTGGTGCGTCGTACAGTTTCGATACCGAAAGGGATTCGGTAATTTCGTAAAGGCCATCGCTCGCTGCCACGAGAGCATGACACCCATCTGTCGCCAGGGCTTGAGCGGTAGCCGTGAAAGCAGTTATCTCGACAACACTAGATGAAGAAATCCGATAAAGGTAAACGTTGCCACCGTTGATAAACCAAGTACCCATCGTGCAGGTCTGAGCGTAAGAACCTCCGTGGGTTGCCACCTGATCGGTGCCGTTCAGTAGGCTCAACTCACCCTGAGTCCAAACGTCAATGTTTGCCGACTCACGGTAGCGAAACAGATCACCCTCGTCTGCGTCATAAAAATCAGCACCCGCTCCTCGATGCCACGAGGTAGCCGAGCGGAGCCACCAGTTAGACAGCGAGTTCTCACCGGCTGAAGCCTCCTGATCTACTCGCTCCTTCTGATACTGGGTCGTCACACGACTAATGGGATTCGAGTCGGAGGCTGCACTCAACCACGCTTGATTACCTATCGCGTAGTCAGCAGCAAATGAACTGCGGTCGTAGCGGGATAGCCGGTCGATGATGTCTTGACCGATGGCAAACGGAAGATCATTGACAACTGCTTTGTTATCAGCCATTAGTTAGTACACTTCCACTTCCGACGAGCCTTATTCAAACGAGAGTTAGGATCTTTGGCTGCCTCTGGAAACTTCTTCATCTGACCTTTGCTGCGAGCGCAGTACGAACGCTTACGAGGCCCACCTCCCGGCTGCGGTGGCTTGATGTCCTGTCCCTTTGCACGCAAAGATGCGCGGCCCTTTTCGTTCAGACCACCCTCGGGGTTCTTGCCCTCAGTACGAGTCCACGCGGCGGTCTTGTACTTCTTCTTCTTCGGGCGACGGTCAGGCATTACGAAACGCCGTACTTCGCTGCCCACTTACGGAGAGTCGATAACTTATACTTGGAATCAATCTTCCGCTTCGGTGCCCAGGTCTTGTGATTGGGCAAACGCATGTAATACCCCTTCCAACCGGCGGCCTCCTTCATCGCACTAGCCAGCAGACCAAGAGACTTCTTCTGAGCGGCCGTAAAGTCCTTCTTCAAACCCTTGCTCACGACCTCAACACCCGCAAGGTAATCAGCGGCCCTGTCATCAGGAATGTTCAACCGAGCAAACCGATCAACACCTTTAAATGATCCACGACCCGAGTGGAAAACCGGAAATGCACAATGCACATAAACCGATCCGTCACGATCCAGCGAGAAGTTTGAGGCTGGCACGCGAAACTTACTTTGGACGTAGTTGATTACGCCCTTGTTCGCGCCCTTCTGGTTGCCAGGGTGTGAAGGTCTAGTCGAACTGGTTGCGGCTCCCGCCGTGTGATGCACCATGAGGGCGACAGGGTTCTTGCGCTTCCAGTTAATTCCACGCTGCTTGTCATCCCACTTATCAAAGTAGATAACTTTGCCCGGTAATCGTTTATCCAGAGCCTTCTGAAGACGACGCGCAAAGAACGCCTTAGCCATCTTGCCGACCGAAACGATTGTTCTGCTTGTTGAGCCAGTCAACAAGTACAACCAACGCAGGAGGCACAGCGACAACAAGAACAGGAGGCCACCCAAAGTCACCCACATTGTCGATAACCCAGGTCAAGCCGGTAGCGGCAAACACCTTTAGGGCGACACCCATCGGGTGATCGTTGATGAAGACCATCAGGTCTTTCCATGTGTTCTGCATTAGTTTTTTCACTTCTTTTCTTCTAAGTGCCAAGTAATGTGATGATCGAATTGTTCTTCGAGTTTTTCGTTTTGTTTTTCAATGCGATCAAGCACATCACGCATCGACGTACCACCGTTGGGTTTCATCTCCCGCGTAATGCGGTTGATTCTCGCGTCGATCACGAAGATCAACGCAGAGAACGCGAACCCAAAGATTGAGATGACCGCGAGGAAAGCACCGGGGGTATCAAGTTCCCAGCCCATCGTTACCCGATTCGGTATCGAACGATGACCATGCCGTGCGAGCCTTTCGCGCCATGATTCGCACCAGTAGTGCCCATGGTTCCGCCAGCGCCGCAACCAACGCCACCAGCGTCCGACCCCTTGCTGTTGAGGCTCTGCGCTCCGTCGCCACCACCACCGGCTCCGCCAGTCCCGCCTTGTCCGGTGCTGTACCCGCCGCCGCCACCACCGGCTGCATAGCCACGAGAGATGCCATCGAACTTGTAATTCGCTAGGCCGTCTCCGCCGTTTCCGCCTAGGTAGTTGCTGTCCATTCCAGCGTCCGACCCTTGGGAGACGTACCCGCCTCCGCCACCGCCTGAATAGCCCGGTGTCGCACCGCTGCCTGCTCCACCCGCATGGCCTTGACC